TCACCGATGACTACGTTGGGGGAATCCGCATCGACGTCGCCACGGGCAGGCCGACCGCATACTGCATCACGCGCCGCTCAATGGGTGCTCAGTACGTGGACGAGCAGGAACTCCCCGCCGAGCGGTGTTTGCACTTGTTCGACCCTCAGCGTCACGACTCTTATCGAGGGGTGAGTGCATTCGCACCCGCCATCGCAACCTGCCGCGACATCGTCGACATCCTCGCGGGTGAGAAGAACGCGGTGAAGTGGGCGAGCAATCAGACGGGCATCATCAAGACACCGACGGGCGAGGGAATGGGCTGGGACTCACAGACCGCAACGGGTGACGCCATCGAGAGCATCAAACCCGGCACAATCCACTACCTTAAACCCGGGGAGGATGTTCAAGGGTTCATCTCCAACCGACCGAGCGTGACGTTCACCGGATTCCTCGAAAGCCTCCAGCGGCACCTCGCCGACGCACTCGGGCTTCCGTATGGGTTCTTCATCGACTCTTCAAAGCTGGGCGGTGTGACCGCTCGACTGGACTCTCAACAAGCCGCGCGTGTTTGCTCACGCTATCAGACGATTCTGGTCTCTCGACTCCTCGACCCGATCGTCGAGGCCGTTCTCGCGTACGGCATCGCGCAGGGACTCATTCCGCAACATCCAGACTGGCGGGCGCATCGGTGGCAGTTTCCACCGTGGCCATCGTCCGACATCGGGCGCGAGACCTACGCCGAACTCGCCGAACTTGAGAAGGGCGGCACCACGTTCTCTGAGTACTACGCGAGCAAAGGCGAAGACTGGGAAGAGGCATTCGTTCAAGCCGCGAACGAGGCCAAACGCCGCGCAGAAATCTTTGCCGCTGCTGGTGTACCGGATCCTCTGATTCTCGCTCAACAGGCCGACGCCGGGGGGCAATCCGCACCGATGAGTGCACTCGATGACATCACCGAGTTTGCCGAGGACTCCTTCGTCCCACCGAAGGCCGTTCGCGCGGCAGCTGCTCGAGCACTCCGCGAGCGTGCGAAGAAACCCGCCTCTCAACGCGCGATGACTCCCGTCGGGATCGCTCGGGCGCGCGACCTCGCCAATGGACGACCAGTCTCCGAGGAGACCATTCGCCGAATGAAAGCCTATTTCGACCGCCACCAAAGCGACAAGCAGGGGTCAACGTGGGATGATTACGGCAAGGGGCGTCAGGCATGGGACGGATGGGGCGGGGACGCTGGACAGACGTGGGCAACCTCAATCGTGGAGCGACTCAACAAAGCTGAAAGCTGATGCCATACGCCGTCCGCAAAACCCCAACAGGCTGGGTCAAGGTGAAGACTATTCCAAACGAATCGGTCGTCTCGCACCACAAGACGAAAGAGGAAGCAATCGCCGCAATCCGCGCTTACTACGCGAACAAGCGCAAACTCGAAACACGAATCCGAAAGGCATGAAGACCACACGTTTCCAAACGCTGAACCCGACGAGCATCGACGCCGAGAAATCGACCATCTTCGGCGTCAGCGTCATCACCAAGGGCATCGCGAAGGGGCACGACCTCATCGTGGATGAGACCACGCTCGCGCAGGTCGTGAAGTGCGGAAACGGGGCCAAGAATGGGATCAAGGTGAAGGTCGGGCACGATTCAGGCGTTGAGGAGATCGTGGGACGGTTGACCAACTTTCGCATCGAGGAGGACAAGGTGCTCGCAGACCTCGAACTTCTATCCTCCTCACCCCGACGGGATTTCATCTTCGAAATCGCGCAGAAGACACCGGAGGCCGTGGGGCTTTCAATCGCGTTCGAGGGCAAGCCAGAAGCCGCGAATGGTCAGCAGATGGCACGCTGCACTCGTCTTCGTTCGGTGGACTTGGTGGACGAACCAGCAGCGAACCCCGACGGGCTTTTTGAGGCCACAGTTGATGAGCAAAAGAAAGTTGAGACTCCTATGCAGGAAGAACCAAAACCCGAAGCAATGGCCGCCGAGCCGAGCGCACCGTCCGTTGAAGAACGACTCGGCGCCGTTGAGGCAGCGGTGAACGAAATCAAGGCGATGCTCGCAAGCCTCGTCGCAGAAGAAACCTCAGAAACTCCCGAAGCTCCCGAGATGCCAGAGGCACCCGCTGAGATGGCCGCGGGAGCCGCTTTCGAGGCCGTTGAGAACAAGATTCTCTCAGCCGTCGAAACCAAGTTCGAGGCACTCACAACTCTCATCAAATCTTTCGGACCCGTGGCACCCGGCATCAAAGCCGAAGAAGCCGCACCCGCAAAGGTCACCGACTTTTCCGAACTCCGGAAAAACCCCGAGGCCATGAGGAACCACCTCGTCGCGCAGGGAATCCTCAAAGCATAAAACCCAACACACAAAACCATGGCACAAAATGACTCAGGGTTCCGTGCATTCCCCGTGGGGGCTTCGGCCATCACGGTCGGAACGCGTGTATCCCTCTCTTCTGGCCTCGCCGTAGCGGCGGGGGCACCTAACGGAACCGCTCTCGGCGTCGCAATCGGTGACGCACCCGCGAACGGAATCGTCACGGTCAAACTCAACACCGCATCAGGCACTCACGAGATGAGAGCCGGGGGCGTCATCAGCGCAGGGGCAGCAGTGTTTCCCGCGGCATCTGGAAAAGTGCTTGCAACAACGACATCCGCAAACCTCGCAATCGGGATCGCACTCGAAGCCGCAACCGCTGACGGTGACGTGATCGAGGTCGCACTCGGGGTGAACGCCAACTCCTAACCGCTTAGAATACCATGTACGCAAACACAAGCGCATCACTCCGTGGTGACATTCAACAGGCCGTCATTCAGGCGGGCGGGGCCGATCAAGGCCTCATCGGTGGTCTCGTCATGCCTCCCTTGTCGGTGGCAACGAAGGCGGGTCAATACCTTCGCATGGATCTCGCAGGGGCTCACCTCATGCGGGTTGACGCGAACGCCGCACGACGGGCACAGGATGGGTCTTACAACCGCATCAGCCGTCAGTTCACCGCTGACACCTACCTCTGCGAAGATCGTGGGCTGGAAGAGTTGGTGGACGACTCGCAACAGGCAGACCTCTCGCGGTTCCTCGACACCGAGGCGACCATCGCGAAGCTTCTCCTGCGCAACATCAAGTTGGCGCATGAAAGCCGGGTCGCCTCTGCGATCTTCAACTCCAGCAACTTCAACACGTCCTCGCTTTCGACGGCGTGGTCGAACTCCGCGTCAGACCCGGTAAGTGACATTCTCGCCGCTCTCGAGCGGTTGGCAAAGAAGGGCGTTCAGGCCAACACCCTCGTCGTGAACATGGAGGTCTACAACCTCATGCGGAAGAACGCGAAGGTGCAGAGCTACATCTTCGGGAGCGTTGGCACGGGCGACCTTCGCAACGTCGACGCCGCTCTGATCGCTCAGAACTTGAACCTTCAGAATGTGCTAGTGGCGAGTGCCGCGAGCGACTCCTCGAAAAAGGGTCAGGCATTCTCTGGTGGGTTCATCTGGGGCTCGAACTACGCGTGGGTTGGTAACGTGCAGGGCGGGGACTTTGTAGCAGGTGGCGCAGGCCGCACGCTGACGTGGTCCGCTGACTCCAGCGACTTGTTCACGGTGGAGACCTACCGCGACGAAGCACGTCGCTCGGGTGTCATTCGGGTGCGTCAACACACCGCCGAGAAGGTCGTTGACTCGACCGCTGGTGAGTTGATCACGATCGCCTAAGTGATTGGATTCAAAGGGGGGGACGGGTCACCCCGTCTCCCCTTTTTCTTTATGGTTCCAGACGTCTCTCAGGTTCAGCGGTACACCGGGGTTCACGGAATCCAAGCTGGTCTCCTAGTCCTCGCGCCTAAGGTTCACTCGGACTCGGGGCCGATCGCCACGATGGGCAGCGCACTGCCACCGGACACCATCATTCCGAAGGGTGCAGGCATTTACGATGAGCGTGGTCTCCTGCCACAGATCAAGGGCAAGGGGCTCGAGTTCATCGCGTACGCATGAAGGCAGCATTCGCCAACGCACTCAGCCGAGCATTCGCCAACGCCGCGAACAACATGGGCGCGTCTGTCCTGCTCAACGGGGAGACCGTGCAGGCAGTGGTCTCTGAAAGCGAATACACGACCCTCCCGGAAGAGGGAGGCGTGAACGTCGGTGGAGAGTTGACGGTGCGGATCGCTCGAACGGCGTTTGATGAGTTCGGCAAAGGTGGGGACCCTCGGCGCAATCAGTTCACCATCGACGGGATGAAGTATCGCGTGCTCACGGTGAAGAGTTTGCCAGAGAACCCCATTCTCGAGTTCTTAGTTCGTCAGGATCAATGAGCAGTTTCCTCGCAGATGTCGCCACCGGAATCGTCGAGGCCATGAAGGCCGACGACGACCTCGCGACGTTGCAGGTGCTCACGTCGGACACCGACGAGGTCAAGGAAACCGCATCCATCTTCGTGGGCGTTGAGATCGCACGCGAACTGGTCGCCGGGTCGCGAATCTTCATCCTCGACGGTCAGGCCATCCTTCGCGTCAACCGCAATGCCTACACCGCCGAAGAGTCGGCAGAGATTCGGCAGAATGTGCTCGCCGCACTCCTTAATCCAGTGGCCAACGCTGACTTCGACCAGTTCTCTTTCGGATCCGCAAAGGTGCTCGGATTCGTCATGGGGAATCAAAACACCACTTTTGCGGACGAGGTGCAGCTGGACTCGTTCACCTTTAAAACATGGGCTTACCAACTGACTTAAAAACATGGCAACAATCCACAAAAACTCCCTGAACTACGGGACGCTCGGAACCACGCAGACCCAAGCGGGGATGCTGGTGACGCAGTACAACGCGAAGAAGAGTTCGGCATCGAAGGAAATCATCGGACCAGACGGTGACGTTCAATCGGTTGCACTCTACAACCTGAAGACCGAAATCACCGTTGATGGCTACATCAGCGGAAGTTTCACCGGGACAATCGGAAGTGCCGCAGGAACGAGCACGTTCATCGACTCAATCAACCGGACCTTCAGTGCGGAAGACGTCGCAAAGCTCACGGTGTCGAAGACGCTTTACGCAGGATTGACCTAATCTCAAACCACTTAAGAAAATGGCTGAAATCATTAAGGGAACAGCGGTGACGTTCGGAACGGGAGGCAACGCGCCAACCTTGCTAACCTCCGCAAGCGTCAATAAATCCTCATCCAAGAAGGAAATCCCCGACGGTAACGGAGGATTCGGTGCGGTCGTTTACTACGCCATCAAAGACGAAGTGAACTTTGAGACCTACGAAGCAACATCACCGAACGTCGGTGACACTGCGACACTGCCGTCTCTCATCTCGGGCTTCGTCGAGGGTGCTGTGTTCGTCACATCATCGGAGTCGGTCGAATCTTCAGAAGACATGACGAAATCGACCGTCACGGCGGTCTCGTTCGCGTCAATCGCTTAACCAACCCAACCCCCGAGGAGTTACCGGGAGCGACGGGGCAAAGTCGCGTCTCCTTTCAAAACCGGATTCTCACCTTGCCATGATCACCTCTTTCTACACCACGGGAAACCAGCGACTCGCCGTCGCACTGGCCACCATCGGAATCCCGCCTCACGCAGAGAACCCTGTGACAGTCGAGCGTCGAGCACTCCCGAACGGAGACACCGAGGTTCGCACGACATTCCACTTCGCAATCGCGGGAACATGGAAGGGATTCGGTGGGGAACCGCAAATCGCTATCAAGGCCGACGCCATCGCGAACGCTTACTTCACGCTGACCCGAGGGAAGACTCCCGAGGGCATCGACTTTCGAGTTCTCGCGGAACTGGCCATCATCCACTCCTGCCTAGAAGTTCGCGACGAAATCAACCGGGTGCGCAAGGCCGCAAACCCCGAGCAGAGTTACATCGGCGTCGCCATCTGTGAGAACGCGAGCACCCTTGCATCGTTCGCTCAGGCCTCGCAGGAGTTGACCCGGCAGAAGCTCAGGCGCGGGATTCTCTACGCGCCGACCGAGCAACTTCCCGAAGCTCTCAAAACCTTCAAATCCTTCACCTAACCATAACCATGCTAACCGACATCCAACACCTCATCACGGGAACCTCGAACACCTCGGAATCCATCGCCGGGATTCCATGCCGACCGCTCACCCTTCAAACCTTCGCTCTCCTCGAACTAACGGGGAACGAAATCCTCACCGCACCGACCACGCGAATGGCCGACGTTCTCGGGTTTATTTACCTGCACAGCGCACCGGAGGCAGAGGTGGCCGAGGCAACTGCCGCCTATCTCGGGGGCGACAAGGCACGCATTCTCAAGGCCGCACTCAAACTGCCACCGATTCCACTTTCGGATCTCGCCGCAATCGCTGGTCAAATCCGCGAGATGATCGAGAAGGCCATGGGGTCGCAGGTGACGGTCGAGGGAGACACCGCAACGGGAAACTGAGTCGGGCGGGAATCGTCGCGCGGTATGTTCACCACTTCGCAAGCGTCTACGGGTGGCAACCGCGCGAGATCCTCGCCCTTTCGATGCAGGACGCAAACGCACTCTTCGCCGCTCACCTCGAGGCGCAGGGGCACCGCATCAAGTCGGCAGTGGATGTCGGAGACACTTGTGATGGGCTTCCTTAGTGCAACCGTGGACTTCCGAGAGTTTAACCGCGTTCTGACGCAGTACGCGTCGAACTCGAAAATCACGGTCGAGCAAGCCGTCGCTAAAAAGTTTCGCTCGGTGGTTTTCGAGGCGCGAAAACTACAACTTGCAACCCGACCAGACACCCTCGCCGAGATCAGCCGGGTGAAGGCGCGTGGAGAACTTGGCATCAGCAAGCGCACGATGGCGCGGGTGATGAAGAAGCGCAGCAAACTCGCGCAACAGGTCGAGCGCATGAAGATGGCCGTCGCCAAAGGTGGCAAGCGGGGCCAGAAGGCCGCACTCAAGCTCATGTCAGCGACCACGCAACTCCAAAGAAGCGTATCGCAAGAGGCGTGGTCGGCAGAGGTCAAGATGCGTGAGAACGCGGCAGGACGCGCGGGAGCATGGGGATGGAGGATCAAGGGCAACCAGTTTGCGGAAATCGCCGCCGCTGAAAGGTCGGCCAAGGTCGCGAAATCATCCGACATCTTCCGCACCTTCATCGAAATCACCAACAACCGACCCGAGTCAAACGAGTTTTCGGAGCGCAAAGGCATCGTCAACCGCGCGATGTCCAATGTCCTCGCTGACATGAAAAGCTACCTCGAACGCAAACTCTCCAAACTATGAGCAGCGCAGTAATCCGCATTGGTGCCGACACCTCAGACTTTCGCAAAGGCCTCAACTCCGCACTCGGGGAGATGGGTTCGTTTGCGAAGCAGATGGCCGCGGTCGCATCGGGTCAGGCACTCTTCGCCGGGTTGCAAGGAGTGGTGTCTTCGGTCGGTTCCGCTCTTCGCGGGTTCGGTGAGACCTTCAAGGAATCCATCTCGGTCGCTGGTGAGTTCGAGTCAGTCGTCGCACAGTTCACCACCTTCTACAAATCCGCTGAGACGGCGCAAGGTGCGGTCGCTGAGTTGGCCAAGTACGCCGCAACAACATCATTCCAACTCGGCGAAATCTCGAATGCAGGGGCAGGACTCGCGGCAGCTGGTGTACCAGCCGAGCAACTGAAGGAGACCATTCGAGTGCTCGGTGACATCGCTGCAGGGACGAAAAAACCGCTCGCCGAAATCCTGCAACCGTATGTCAAGACCCTCTCGGTCGGCAAAATGCAGACGGAGACGTTCCTCCAGTTTTTGGAACGAGGAATCCCCATCGGGGAGGAGTTGAAGAAAGCACTCAACCTCGACGACGCAGGACTCCAGAAGGCTCTTTCATCGGGGGCCATCTCCGCGCAGGACATGGTCAACGCATTGCAGCAGATGACCACGACGGGCCTCTTTAGCGGGGCCGCAGCAGCACAGGGACAAACGCTCAACGGTCTCCTCTCGACGCTCGCGGATAACGTCGAGGAGGTGAAGCGCAACCTCGGCATCGCCGCATCAACCGGGCTGAAACCGCTAATCGAGTTCGCGCAGACGCTGGTCGGCAAGTTCGCGCCAATCGGGACTGCACTCGGCAACATCTTCACCGCCGCAACCGCGAAGGCGATGCAGTTCAGCGACCAGTTCAGCGCGGGGTTCGGCAAGGCCGTTGACTTCGCGGTCAACGCATTCCAAGTCGTCGAGGGGGCGATTAAAAACGGCACCCTCTGGGATGTGCTGGTGACGAGCGGCAAGATTGCCTTCCTAGAAGTCACGGAAGCCGCCGTCCGTGCGTTGCAGGGCATCGCTGGCATATTCGACGAGGGCAACGCATTGACGGGCCTTGGTGGGCTTTTATCAGAGACCCTCACCGATGCTCTGGGGACGGTCGCTGGTTCTGTCGCTGACACTATCGGCAAAGCACTCCTCGACGCTGCGAAGGCGTGGCTGGACTACGTCACTAACGGCATCAAACGCATCCCTGCCGCTCTCGGTGAGTTGGTCGGCGCAATCTTCTCCTCGGGAAACACCGCTGGTCTTAGTCCGCGCACTTTGCAGGGGATGGGTGCAAATCAGCAGAGGTTCCAAACCTCGCAAAGCTACATGGCACCGCAAGCAAGCGGCATGGTCACCCCTGCTCAAGCGCAGGAAATCGCCGCAGCAAAGGCCGCTGGTTACCCGACACCGCTCACACCGGGTGAAGTGCGAGAGACCTTCGCGGGAGGCAAGCGCATCACCTACAACACGAAAGAGTCACTCTCAAACGGTGCTATCATCCCTCCCTCGAACTCAGACGCTTACGCGGAGGGCACGCCGGGTCAGGGACTCCTCGCCGCATTCGAGCGGGGTTTCGGAAAGCAGACCAACGCAACCGAGCGTTTACAGGCGCAAAATGAGAAGCTCAGACAGGAGTTGGCCAAGCTGACCGAAGCCGCACTTCGCAACGCCACCGCTCTCCGCGAGCAATCGAGCACACTCAAAAGCACCTCCGAACTCACGGCCAAGCAGGGGCAAGCAGCAGCGGCAAAAACGAGTGGCGCGGCGCGAACTGGAGACTCGTTTACCTCGCTCGAAAAAATCGGCGGGGGTCGTCGGACGGTGAACCTCGCACCGCGCGGTCCGATGATTGGCCTCGAAGGGAAGGAACCCGGACTGCGAGGTGCAGGAGACCTCGGGGGAGGATTCGCAAACTCAGCTGCATTCCTCGCCGCTCGGCAACGCAAACCCGCCGCACCGATGCCGATGCAAGGACCACCTGCTGCTGAGTTCTTCCAGATGCGAGCGCAGCAACTCCGAACGCCGCGCATGGACTTTGACGTGGCACCTCCGTTCCCGATGCCCGGTGGCGGGGCGATGGAGGCAAAAGACCCAGCCGTTCGCGCAATCCAACAGTACCAGCAAACGCTGACTTCGAAGCTGGATGCCGTCGTCGCTGCAATCACCAAGCAGGGTTCGCTAAACGTGGCCGTCGTATGAGTTTCGTTGAAGAGTTTCCAGTCTCCGCGCAAGTCGATGACATGGGCGCAATCGAGGTGACCTTCCGTCACCGATTTGCACGGTCTGGCGCAGAGGCACCGCCTTACGACTGGCCAGCAACGAAAACGCTCGGCTCGTCGCAGTTGGCATTGGTTAGCTCTCGCGAGGTCACCGAGATGCTCGATGAAGGAGTTGGCACTTCAGAGGCGACCTATAGAGGTGCTGCGTTCTCGAAAAAGTTTGTCTTCGTCGAGGGCACCATCACCAACGAACCCATCACTGCTCATCCCGATTTCGAGGACTGGGCAGGGACCGAAGACGACCCCAACGCCGAGAATGCGATCTGGGAGGACTACGACGGAAGGAAACGGTTCATCCAGTTTCGCGACGATTACGCACTCGCCGGGATCACTACTTATCTGGCACCGCAATGGACCTTCAATCTGACCTTTATGTCGGACGATGCAACTTCCGCTCTGGTTCCGGGCAAAATCTACTCGATGCCAAGCATCCCGAACTTCTCGCTTTTCAACGGCCTCGACCTCCTTTCGACCTCGGTGGCGCAGGAGCAAAATGGAGCAGCGTGGCGCATTCAAGTTCAACTCCTCGGCGCACCTGACTGGTCGAGCGACCTTTACACATAACCATGCAACCGATTTTTAAGGGCGAGCAGTTTCTCAAAACTTCGCACTCCTTCGAGGGAGATGAGTTTGGCAACGTCATCCAAACTTCGGTTTATGTGTATCGCGGCAACAAAATCGCAAACATCATTTCGCCGCCGCAACTGCCAAGCATGGCGTCAGATGACCAAAGAGAAATCCTCTCTCGCTCGATGGTCTTCGACGATGCCGCTCAACTCACAACGCTCGAGGAGAGGAGGATTCGCAGTTACGGTCCAGCAAGCCGCAAACGGTTGAGCATCGACGCCAATAGCGGCACCGAGAACGTCACCGCGCATCCACGGTTTCAAGACTTGGCAGGGACTCCCGATGACCCCGACGAGGACAATGCCATCTGGATTGAATCGAATGACACAGGCTCAACGAAGCGATTCATTGAGTTCAAAAAAGAGAGCATCAAGGGAGTGACCTCGTACATCGCCGGGAATGGCTCGACGTTGAAAGTCACCTACGTAGACACATGGGGCGCATTCGGGATGCTGGTCAATGACATCGGCAAAATCGCATTCCCCGAGGTAGACATTTGGGGGAGCTCGACTTCGTGGCTTCTCGCTGGTGCGACCGCCGAGCCGTTTGGCAACCGCTGGAAAATCAGCCTTCTGTACCGCAACGCATCGGCCAACTTTGGCCAATACAACGGCGATGGGTGGGCAACGCAGATTTACAGCTGATGCGCATCCCCTACGTAACGACCAAAGGACCGATTTCTGATGCCGTGAACGCGATTGCACGGCAAGTGAATCGCCTGTTGGTGCAGCAAAATGAGGACTTTACCGCTGACGCAACGCCGCGTGGAACGGTGCTCAACCTCAAGCGCAAAACGCCTGTGGACGATTCCGCATCGAGTGCTTCTCGATTCGCGCCAATCATTCGTGAGGGCGAAAAGTTCTACATCGTCACTCCTTGGCACATTGGCTATGTCGGTCCAGTTGTGACGCTCAATGGAGGGAAGGAGACACGCGGGTTTCAGTTGTCGGGGACGGTCAGCACCCTGTGTGTAAAAATCAAAGTCAAGTGGTCGGCTGAAAAGCATTACTACGCAAACACGCAGACATACCCTGAGTTCAATCCATACGACCCGATTTGCCAATGGACTCTCTGCGCTTACAACGCGGATTTTGAATACTTTACTGCGCTTTGGGCAGCTGCCGAACAACAGTGCATCGAGGATAAGCAAAATCAGAATGGAGGAGGAGGAGGAGGATCAAGTGGAGGAAGCGGTTCAAGTGGGGGAAGCGGGGCGAGCGGTGGCGATGGCTCAAGCGGTGGTGATGGTTCGAGTGGTTCAAGTGGAGGTGACGGTTCTAGCGGAGGGTCAAGTGGAGGAAGCGGTTCAAGTGGAGGAGGAGGAGGAGGAGGAGGCACAAGTTTACCCGGTGACCTCGACGGTGACGGCATTGTGGGCGACCACATCATCGACGCTTGCGGATACAACCCGATCGCAGGTTACACGCTTGAGAAACCCATCGAGCAGACCGACGCTGGCAAGTTGCGACCTTACTACGTTTTAACCGGGGGCGAAGTCATCCTCGAGCAGGTCGAGAACTACAGTGGCCAGCAATGTTTCATCAAGGAACTGGTCACAGGCGTTGAGCGAAGCCTCTACCCGTGCGAACTCGTTCAAGGGCCGTGGAATAGTTCTTTGTATCGGGTTGACGCCGAAGACATCTGCGAGAACGGAGAAACAACAGACCAACCTCCAGAGAGTTACTTGGACACAAGCGTCGTCACGCATCACACGCTTGAGAAGGAGTTGCTCCTCCCCATCATGTTCATCCACAAGCGTGGAGACAGTTATGAGGCCACCACTTACGGTGGACACCCCGGACTGCTTCCTGCAACCCCAGAGGAGACCAAACTCGAAGGGCAAGAGGTGCAATATGATGAGGAGGGGTTGCCGCCGATGAAAAGCAGCACCTTCACAAACTACCATTGTGAGACCTTCATCCATCACATCGAGACCAAGCCAAACTGCGACTACGACCCCGAGCCAACGCAGGGGGATATGCCGGGCACGGGTGCAAACCGTGAAACTGTGCCAGACTGGTCTCGCGGTTGCATCGTCACCGAGCGCAACATGATAGGAGAGGCAGACATTCCATATTACTACGGCACCCTGTCCATCCCTGTTGAAGCGTGTGAGCTGGCACCACCTCCAGACCCACCACCAGACCCACCACCAGACGGAGGAGGTGCGGACGATTATTGCACGGGGCCACCTCCTGTTTACGCGCCTACCGTTACTGGCGCGGCAGTACCCGCCGAGACCGTTGAGGATGTGTTGATGATGGACAATCAAGACGATTCGACGTGGCGAAAGTTGGATGACGCTCGGCCTCTCACCGAAAATAAGCCTCGCAAAGTGGCATTCCCTCTCCCCGTAAGCCTCGGCAACTTCGCGAGCAATGTCGCTGGACCTATACCGCGGGATGTCAACGACGGGTTTCCTCCCTTTGAATGCGAGGAGGAGCCACCACTACCTTAAAACCATGCAACTCAAGCGACTTAAAACAGGAGGCGCGTTGGCTTCTGCAATCAACTCCATCATTGACCACTTGCCTCGACTCGCAATCCAGAGCACTCCCGACATCAATGCGACTCAGACCCCGCGTGGTCAGTTCATTTCGTTAAAGAGACGGCAAGCGTCGAGCACAGCCGCAGTTTCATTCCCTCACGCTTTCAAAGTCACGATTCGCGAGGTTGATGGTGAAAAAGCCGTGTTCGTTCGTTGGGGGACAATCAATGGCCAACCCGCATTTACAGACTACCCGGAGAAGCAACTCGACGCGACACCGACCTTCCAAGGTACAGAGAGGGTCGTTCTGAGCGTCACTGGGGACTTCCAGACCTTCGAGTCGCAGGGAATCAGTCAGGTGCTGCTCGACATCGAACCGACGACCGAACCGCTCGAAGCTGTCGAGACCGAGTCAGCAATCACGTGGAAAATCGTCCTCGCTTACATCGTCACGACTCCGGGGGAGCAGGAAGGAGACTCACCGACCACAACCCTCGACCAAGTGGCAAAGGGTCACATCTTCATCGGGCGCGGCAGTCCATCGTTCGTCTGACGGTTGATGAAGGGCCAAAAGTGAATGCTCACGCTCACCGTCGCACTCGATTCTGGACTCGTTTACGTCAGCGGTCTTCGCCGCTCTGACGACCAAGAGGTCTTGGTTCGCAACGGCGATGTCATTCCAACGGCCATTGAGTTCCGCAGCACTATCTCGTCGAGTTCGACCGTGGATATGGGCAGTTCGACGGGATTGCGGTTGACCGTAAAACCGAAGGGAGACTTCGACGCAAACCCTCTGCTCTCGTTCTCCAGCTGGGCGAGGACGGTCACCAGTGGGGCTTTTTCGTATCGCGCAACCCTAAACACCGCGAGCGGTGGCATCGACCGACTGCTAGGCGTTGATCCTTATGACGCCGCCGAGGTGGTCGCCGTACAAACAAAAGCAACGACGACGGAAGGCGTTTATTTCGACCTTTCTGACGCTTCTGGACCTGTTCGGGTGTGGCTAGGTGGTTTGACCACTCCGACGCCAGATTCACCCCTTGGCGGTCGTTTGCTGAAGGTGTTATTCGACGGGACTGAGACCGCCGCCGCACTCGCCGCAAAAGTCGCTACCGCCATCGATGCCGACCTCTCGTTTTTAGCCTCAGCGGTCAACGACATCGTCACCGTCACGGCGACCACAATCGGACAGCGAACCGCACCCCATTCACGCTCGTCTGGGTTCGGTGTCACCGTCATCACCGCCGGGGGAGATGAGACCGTGGTCGATGTCCCTTCGGTCGTGCTTCAAGCCGAAATCGCGTGGGCTTACGACGGCAACCTGACGACCACTCGCGCTCTTCGCTGGAAGGTCGAGAACACGAACCGCCGCGCCTCTCAACCCGTCAGCCTCCCTTTTTTCGACACATCGAACATCGCCGCATCAGTCCTGTTGTTCACCCCGCAGACGTTGACTGGTCCCCAGCAAACTCAGGCGCGTGCGAACATTGGTGCAGGAGCAGCGATTGCTGGCACAGGCGTTGACGGCAACATCGTGGGCGTCGTCGGAGGAGTCACAACTTACACAACGCTCGACGCTCTCGGGGCGGGAATCGACGGGGGCCAAGTTTAACAACATCAAGACATTATGCCGAACACTATCCAAATCAAACGCCGCCTCGCATCCACGGGAGTCGCGGGAATCACTTTGCAACCGGGGGAGATGCTGTGGCAGGAGTTTGACAACCAACTCATGATCAAAAAGGCCGATGGGACCATCATCCCAATCGGCGGGGAAGGCACATCGACCTCCGAGGGGATGGTCACCACGGCCAACCGTTTGCAGACCATTGCAGGGCAGAAGAACTTCAACGGCATTGCCAACATCACGGGTCAGCTGCAAATCGGTGGGACGCAAGTAACCTCTGACGCTGCTGAACTCAACAAGCTGGATGGCGCGTTGGTCACGACCGCAGAACTCAACAAACTCGCGGGACTCAGCGACGGGACAGCAACCGCAAACAAGGTGCTCATCGTCGATGCATCGAAGAATCTCGACCTCGGTGCGGGGTTGATTTCGACCTCTGGTGTACCCACGGCGACCAATCATTTGGTCAACAAAAAGTATGTGGACGACCTCGCGCAAGGTCTCGACGTAAAAGCCTCGGTACACGTTGCAACCGCCGCAGCATTACCCGCTTGCACTTACAACAACGGGTCGAGCGGCGTCGGTGCAACTCTGGTGGCCGACGTAAACGGCGAGTTGGTCGTCGATGGTCACACCCTCAATAACGGCGAGTACGTGCTCGTAAAGAACCAGACGCCGACCCTTCAAAACGGTATCTACACCGTAACCGCATCGGGCAACGTCAACTCACCCTTCATCCTCACCCGCCGCACCGACGTGGACACGGGCACCGAGTTGACCTCGGGGTCGTTCTGCTTCGTGGAGCAGGGGACCAGCAACGCATCAACGGGCTGGGTGCTTTCCACGCAAGGCGCGATCGCAATCGGGACGACGGGGTTGGTATTCACTCAGTTCTCAAGCGCAGGAGTCGCAGACGCTGGTGACGGGTTGCAAAAGGTCGGGACTCTCATCTCGGTCAAATCGGCTTCCGCGAACCGCATCGCAGTCTCACCCGGCGGCGTTGACCTCGCGACCATCTCGGGACTCACCGCGAGCACCGAACAAGTGATGTTCTCGGTCGATACCTACGGGCGCATCACAGCGGCGAGCAAGAACATCCCCGCGACTGCTGGTGTGACAATCGATTGTGGTGTGATTGAATAGCGAGCATGGCCAACCTCATTCGCCAACTCCGCAAGGAGACGAGTGGTCTCCCATCTGCCGCAGGGATTCCGCAGGGGGTGCTTCTCGTCAACACCGCCGACGGCACTCTCTCGTTCCCAAAGAGCGACTCCAGCGGGTGGAACACCCTCGTCACCAGCACAGGCACCACGACCTCATTTGCACTCTCGCAAGAGTTGTTCACGGGCACGGGTGCTCAAACCACATTCCAAACCACCTCAACCAGTTCGGTCGATTCGCACTTCATAGTCGCCGTCGGTGGCGTGTTCCAGTCAGCGGGGACTGACTACGCGGTGACAAACGGGTTGATCACGTTTGCCTCTGCGCCACCGAGCGGAGAGGAAATCAACGTGCTCATCGCCTCGGGCGGGACGGTCGGACCTCAAGGTGTCGCAGGACCATCTGGCGCACAAGGGGCGAGTGGCGCAACGGGGCCGAGTGGCGCGACGGGACCGAGTGGTTTGCAGGGCGAGGTCGGGCCGCAAGGTCCAGCGGGTGAGTTTGGTGGAGCGACAGGCGCGACTGGGCCGAGCGGTCCATCAGGGCCAGCAGGGTCGCCGGGTGGTGCGACGGGGCCGAGTGGTGCGACGGGCGCGACGGGGCCAAGTGGCGCGACGGGGCCAGAGGGTCCATCGGGTTTGCAGGGGGCGCAGGGGCCAGTTGGTCCGCAAGGTCCGTCTGGACTCGCTGGTGCGGAGGGAGCGACTGGGCCGCGAGGATTTGCGGGGCCAAGTGGCGAACCCGGTACACCCGGAGGTCCACCGGGACCGCCGGGGACTGAAATCTTCATCGAAGACCGTGCGCCGAACCTTAACGACTGGGAGACAGGCATCGTCGGGGACATTTGGATCAATGCGTTAACAGGCGACATTTATGAGAAAACGGACAACCCGGGCAACGGAGCGGGTTCTGGTTGGTTTTTCACGAATCGCAGTTTGAAAGGCGCGACTGGGCCGAGCGGTCCAATCGGGCCGCAAGGCGTTCCGGGGCCGAGTGGACCCGCAGGGCCGCAAGGGGCGCAAGGTATCGTGGGGCCAACTGGTGCAGATGGCGCGACGGGTCCGAGCGGGCTACCGGGAGTCGCTGGCGCAAAAGGCGAGCCGGGCGAGCCGGGAGGTCCACCGGGGCCAGAGGGTCCAGCTGGGCCAGCAGGGCCACAGGGTCCGTCAGGTCCAGCTGGCGCATCGGGTACTTTAGGAGAGGATGGCGCAACAGGAGCGACAGGCGCGAGCGGGTTACCCGGGCCACCGGGGCCGCAAGGACCACAGGGGTATGGCATCGGCGAGACGGACAACCTACCGACCAACCCGACGCAGATTGCAGGGTGGTATGTAGGGATCGGCGGCAAGTTTATCCCCTTCTACACTTGAGGCGTGGAGCATTTGCTCCAGCCTATGCGACATGACTACGTTGCATTGCCTTGCTGTCCCTCACACCGTAACGCATCCAGAATACTCAGCGTGCGCTTTCACGCAGAAGGTCTTGAAGTTCTTGGAGATGTTCAAAGACTCCAAGGACTTCCGCACGGTCCACTACGGTCACCCAGACTCGCAAACTGCTGCGCACGAACACGTCAACGTCATCACTCGCGAAATCCACCAGCAGACTTACGGCGATTTCGACTGGCGCAAAAACCAGTTCAAGTTCTCGAGTTCGGACTTGTCGCACCGCGTCTACAACTTGGTGGCGGGGGATGCGATTTTGCAGACCAAGCAGAAGGGGGACTTCGTCCTCGCGTTTTGGGGCGGGACCGCTGAAGCAACTTTCGCCGCAAACAAGGACAACGACTTGGTCGTCGTTGAACCCGGCATCGGCAACGGTCACGCATTCGCGCCATTCCGCTGTTACGAATCCTACCCGCTTCTGGCCGCGCATTACGGCACCGACCGAGTCTCTCACTGCAAGCCGCAATGGTCGTGGCGCGTGGTTCCGAACTATTTCAATCTGGCCGACTTCGACGACTCTTTGCCGCGTGAAGATTATGCGCTCTACATCGGGCGCATCGGGGTCAACAAAGGTCTCCACGTTGCGATGGACGCTTGCAAGCGCATGGGCATCAAGCTGAAGGTCGCGGGACAAGGTGGACCAGATGCGTTTGGTCTCAAGGAGTGGCCTGATCACGTTGAGTTTGTTGGGTGCGTTGGTATCGAGCAGCGGCGCGAGTTGATGGGTCGCGCGAGGTTCGGCTTTCTTCTCTCCCAATACTGGGAGCCGTTCGGAGGGACGGCAGTTGAGATGATGCTCTCGGGGTGCGTCCCCATCGTTAGCGACTTCGGCGCGATGACGGAGTACATCGTCGATGGAGTCAATGGGTTCCGATGCCTCTCAATGCGCGACATCCTGCGAGGGATAGCCAACGTGGACCGCATCGACCGCTCGGCAATGGTGCGTTTCGCACGGGCCAACTTCTCGCTCGACGCCGTGCGTCCAAAGTTTTTGCGAGCGTTTGAGGATTTCGCGGAGACCAAGTTTGGCGCGGGATGGTACGGGGAGCCGAAACCGTGGATCACAGGACTCGGTCTGGACTTCTCGCATTTGACGAGCACCCCAATGGTATGAAGCGAGTTTCTAACCAACTGCTAAAGGACGCGACGGCGGTCGGTAAAAGCCTCATTTCAGCGACCGACGCAGCAGCGGCCAGAACCTCCCTCGGACTCGCGACCGTCGCCAATACGGGCAGCTACAACGACCTCACGGACAAGCCTACGAGCATCGGCGGGAGTGGTTCGTTTGCGCTTACGCAGTTCGGTTTCACGGGCACAGGGTCGCAAACCGTGTTCGAGACAAGCTCGACCGATTCGACCGATGCACACTTCATCGTCTCGGTCGGCGGGGTGATGCAGTCGGCTGGAATCGATTACGTTGTGACAAGCGGCGTCATCACCTTCCTCGTCGCGCCGTTTTTAAACGAGAGAATCAACGTCCTTGTCGCGTCGGGAGGAGTCGCAGGGCCATCGGGGGCGTCTGGGGCGCAGGGGCCGCAGGGACCAGCTGGCGATGCAGGGACTTCGTTCGTATTCGTCGGGGTTTACTCTTCGAGCACCGTGTACACCGTTGGCCAAGTGGTTCGGTACGAGGACACCGCCGCGCAGACCATTGGGTGTTACGTTCGCAAGTCGGTTTCGGGTTCCGAGGTGCCAACCGACTCGACCAAGTGGGACGCCATGCTGGTTATGCCGACAACAGGCGGTGGTGGCGGTGGCACGACAACCTACACTTTCACTCGTCCCGAGGGAGGAACTTACCTTCGCCCGGGCACCACAGACAGATACACAAGAGCAGCTTAACCACCTACGAACATGGCAGATTTACCAGTCACACAAGTGGTCGATACCTTCATGGGTTCGACGGACCAAGCGGAGATGCGGACCAACCTAGGGTTGGGTGATTCCGCGACGAAATCAGTCGGCACCACATCCAACACCGTGGCCGCTGGAGATGACTCGCGCATCGTCGGAGCCGTGCAAACGACTCGCTCAATCAGCGCAGGGACGGGTCTCTCTGGTGGTGGCACTCTCGCGTCAGACCGCACGCTCTCGGTTTCGTTCGGTAGCACCGCAGGGACGGCGTGCGAGGGAAATGACTCGCGCTTGAGCAACTCGCGAGCACCATCGGGGTCAGCGGGTGGTGATTTGTCGGGGACGTACCCAAACCCGACTGTGGACAAAATACAGGGGCGAAGCGTTTCAACTGCAGCACCAACTAGCGGACAGGTGCTCACATGGAACGCAACTTTATCTAAGTGGGAACCGATCACACCGAGTGGTCAGGCATCCAGCTTTGAGTTTCATGTGCTCCTAACGCAGGGGCAAGTAGGGTCAAATCAGACCGTTTCATTCTCAACACCATCTGGGTACAAGTGGGTCGACATCATCGCGTGCTCGGCTGGAGGAGGAGGAGGCGCGGGTGCGTTGTTTGAGAAGGTTAACGACCCGGGAGCACCAGCAGCTGGTGGAGGTGCTGGTGGGTCCAACGGAGTGCTCCGACGCATCCAGCGTCTGCCCTGCGAAAATGTGACATTCACCGCCGTGCTCGGTGGTGCTGGTGCTGGAGGAACGCCGAGGGCTTACGACAACATGAATGGCGAGAGCATCCAAGGTGGCGACGGTGGAGGTCTGCAACTCTACTGCAACGGGGCCATATTCCAAGGGATGACCCAAGGGGTGACAAACCAGATGCTCATCAACATTCCGAGCAACGAGGGAGGCAAAGGAGGGCTTGCGGGAAACACAGGATCAGCAGCTGGCCTATCGAACAATGCTCCTGCCGGGCGCATCAATCCGACCTTCAGCGTCGGCACGGGTGGTTACAACTCGGCTGGCATTGCGCCAATCGTGCAGTCGTGGGGCACCGATGATTTCGCAACCGTTCATCCCGGTTCGGGAGGAGGTGCGGCAGCAGATGGGAGTGACTACGACGGCGGTGGAATCTGCGATGCGAACGGGTTCCTGTTCGACGCAATCGCGCAGACCACTGTGGACTTCCAAGGTCGCAGCACCTTTGCCAACGGTTCGTCAACGGGCGGTGATGCAATCCCGATTTATCACACCGTTGGCACTCCGACTTGCTTCTTCGGAGGTGCTGGAGGGGGAGGGTCTTACGTTGACGGGTTGAGCAGTCGCAGTCGTGGTGGAGACGGCGCGAACGCTATGCCGGGATGTGGAGGAGGTGGCGGTGGTGGATGCATCACCGAGGCCGCATCGTTGTATCAGTCTCGCGGTGGCAGAGGCGGGGACGGTGGCCCAGCCTTCGTGCTCGCATTCTTTTATCGCTAACCACGCTAACCATGCAACAGGTCTCAAACAACCTCCTCGGTCAGGCGACCACGGTGGGCAAACAGTTGCTATCGGCAACTGATGCCGCCGCCGCGAAAACGGCGTTGGGACTCTCAACGGTGGCCACCTCTGGCGCGTATGCTGACCTCAGCGGCAAACCCGCACTTGCTAACGTGGCCACCTCTGGCGCGTATAGCGACCTATCGGGCACGCCGAGTCTCGCAACCGTTGCCACCTCCGGCAGCTACAACGACCTCGCGGACAAACCAACCGGAGGAGGGACGCCGCCACAAATCAATCTCTACACCCTCACAACTCACCCGTCCGGCACAGCAACTTGGACAAAACCGACAGGGGCAAAATCGGTGAACGTGCAGATGTTCGGAGGTGGAGGAGGAGGAGGAAGTGGACGCAAAGACGCATCCTCCAACGTCGTCCATTGTGGCGGCGGTGGCGGCGGTGGAGGGAGCTATCTCAACGTAACGCTACCCGCTGACGCTCTAGACTCAACGGTCGCCATCACAATCGGAGCTGGTGGCAACGGTGGCAACGGACAAACCGCAACCGCTAATGGAGTTGACGGAACCAACGGATTCAACTCGACTTTCGGAACCTTGGTCGCCACAGGAGGAGGAAGAGGAATAGGCGGTTCCATCACGCTCGGAAGCGGAGGAGCCGCCGCACTTAACTCAAATGCAGGGGCGAGCGCAGCGGTCAACGGTGGTGCTGGAGCCATCGGCAACCCGAACGCGCAAAATGTCGCATGGAGCTATGGTGGAGCAGGAGGAGGGGCAGGGGGGGGAATTTCGACTGGGAACGCACCTTTTTTCGGAGGCAACGGAGGTCGCTCCAACGCACTCAACGTGCTTGGTGGTGGAGCAGGAAATACCACAACCGCAATCAATGGAGGAAACGGAACCGCCAATTCCAACGCTGAATTTGGTTTCCTAGCGTCTGGGTCGGGAGGAGGAGGAGGAGGGGCGCAGATAAATACAGATGGAGGGACAGGAGGAAATGGTGGTTTTCCAGCGGCAGGAGGAGGGGGTGGTGGCGCAACTCAAACTGGCACTCAATCTGGGGCTGGAGGGAGTGGAGCCGCCGGAATGGTAATGGTCACAACCTATTTTTAACCCATGAAATACATAATCGCCCGAATCTTTGAACCGTCGACATGGAGGGGTGTGGTCGCATTGCTGACCGTTTTCGGCGTGCGTCTCGCCCCCGATCAGGCCGAGGCCATCCTCACCGCAGGGGTGAGCGTTTACGCCGCTATAAACGTCTTCCGTAAGGAGAAATGACTTTCGACTGGAAATCGCTTTTGCCGACCATTGGCCGTGCTCTCGGTGGGCCGCTTGGAGGCATGGCCGTTGAAGCTGTTGGCAAAGCGATTGGTCTATCCGAACCGACCGCGAGCAAGGTGCGTGATGCTCTCGACGCGGGGACGCTCACAGGCGAACAGGTTGCCGCATTGCGCGAGGCCGACACTCAACTCGCGGTGCGGATGAAGGAGTTGGACATCGACCTCGAAAAACTGGCAACCGAGGACCGCGACAGCGCACGAAAGATGCAAGTGAGGTTGAACTCGTCGGTCCCTGCACTTCTTGCGCTCGGTATCACGCTCGGGTTCTTCGGCGTCCTCGCCGGGTTGCTGACTGGGCACTTCGACCTCTGGGACAATGCAGGGATAACGATGCTCATCGGTTCGCTTTCGACCTCATGGGGCATGGTCGTCTCCTTTTACTACGGGTCAGCGGCGACTCCAAACAAATCACCGGAGAGAAAATGAACCTCAAGGAATACGGCATCGACATCGCGCTTCTAGCTGCCGGGCTGTTCGGTGCCGTGTTGACCACGGGAAAGAACGCCGCTCGCAACCTCGGAAGCACCATCTCCTCCCTCGTCGCTGGAGCAGCTGCCGCAAACTACCTCACCCCGGTCGTCGTGCAGTTCGCGAAAATCGACGGCGAGCGCACGCAGTACGCGATCGCGTTTCTCCTCGGGTTCGTTGGCCTCCGTGCGGTCGAGTACGCATCGCGGAAGTTGATACCCGCACCTATTATTGAGCATGAACCCGAACCTCCTCACCCTCGCAAACGGGGCCGCTAACGCACTCATTGCCGCTGGTGGCGTTGCGTTTGTGGTGTTCGTGTTCGGAAGGCCCGAGTCGGCCATCTACCGTTCACCGTGGCTTGCGCGACTGCTGAAGGGCGGTCTCTCGCTTGTGGCCGTCGGCGCGATGCTCAACATCGTCACCTTCAGCACTCCTCCCGTCTCGGAAATCATCCTCAACATCGGCCTCGGCCTTACATTTGCCGTCGCCGCCGCATGGCACTTTGTCACATTCGTAAAACCACACCCACCGAAAGCCGATGAACCTCGACCAAACAAACCCGCACGATCTCCTCGTCGTCCCAGCGGTAAACTTCGCCGCACTGATGCTCGGCCTGACTGAGGTTCACCAGCTGGTCAGCATCGGTGCCGCTTGCGCCGCACTCATTTATACGGTGCTCAAAACGATTCAACTCATCCGCGAACTCCGCAAATGACTCTCTCACCTGAAGGTCTCAAACTCCTCCTCGATTACGAAGTCGGTGGAGGTGAATCCTACTTCCGCAAGTTTCTCTCTCGCCCAACGTGGCCGGGCGAGCAGTCTGGCGTGACCGTCGGCATCGGGTTCGATTTGGGATACAACACCGAAGCGCAGTTCTCCGAAAGTTGGGGACCAGTCCTCGCGGACACCTCGTTTGAGTTGCTCAAGGGGTCGCTGGGGATTCGCGGAGAGGCCGCGCGTTTGTGGCTTCATTCGAGAGAGGCCGTGCGATCCATCGAGGTGACGTGGAATCAAGCTCTCGACGTGTTCCAGCGCATCACCGTCCCTCGGTTTTACCTCCAGACCATGCGGATTTATCCACAGGCTGAGACCCTACCAACACCCGCACGCGATGCGCTTATCTCTTTGGTGTTCAACCGTGGCGCAGCACTCTCGGGCGACCGTCGAGCGGAGATGGTCGGCATTCAGAATGCACTCCGCGATGGCCGTCTCTACGATGTCCCCGACCTCCTGCGCTCCATGAAAAGACTGTGGCCGAACACTACTGGCTTGCAGAAACGGCGTGACGCGGAAGCATCTCTGTTTGAGAGTGCTGTGGCGTGAACTACATCCCCGACACCACCGAAAAAGCCGCCGCACAACAGGATGCGCTCTGGACCTTCGACCCGAGCGAACTGGACTCACCCGCCGAGATTCTGGCCGACCGATTCCGCATTCCGATTGAGACCGCACGCGCGATTTCGCAATGGCACGAATCCGAGGTGGCCAAGGTGGCCGCAACGGTGGATACCCGCACCGGGGGGATGTTTCTGCATCGCGTCCTCGCGTGGCTCATGGGGCCGGGTGACGCGAAGGCCAAGACCGTCGCGTTGTGTTTCGCCGCCGACCTCCAGAGTCTCATCGGCTGGTCCACTCTAGCCGAGGCCGCGCAAGACCTCGGGATGACCGCCGCGAACCTCTCGAAACTGCAAACCGAGATTCAGGCGTGGCTATCGCTCCCCGAGACTCAGTGGAACAAAACCAAGTACCGTTTCCAGCAATGCAAAACCCCTCATCTCAAGGAGGTTCCAACGGTTGAGCGGGTGGCGCAGGGATTCCGCAGATGGGCGCAAAAGGTTGACCGTGACGCACTTACATCTGAACAACGCGCGGTCATTCGGAAATCTCTGGCAGAGATAACGGACTACGTTCAAGGGCTTTAGGTCAGACTGTTGACAGCCTCGCGCAGTTTGGGACGATTCTTTCCTTCAGACGTGTTTGTCTGGGGTTGTGCGGGGTCATTCGAGTGAGGTCGAGTGACCCCGTTTGCTTTGTAAAGTGCTCACACGCAAAGCACTTATGAGGGATGAAGAAAAAAGAAAAAAACATTTGCAACCGTTCTGGGGGTGTGGTTTACTGGTTGCAGTTGAGGGCGCGGTTGCCTGAGACGAACAACACCAACGAAAGACAAACAATGAACATCCTGAACCTCCTCCCCTACATCCGCCAAACTCGCCGGTACGGTCACACCTATATCCACGCGGAGATCAGAAAGGCAACTGCCAGTTACACCGGATTTGCTGGCACGCTCGACGGTGAGCCAGTTCGCGCAACTTTTTGCGGGTGGGGACGCAGCCTTCAAGCGCGAAAGGGCCACAAATACAAGGCGCACATTCGTTTTGAAACCACCGGAAAACCCGTCCCATCCGCACGCCTTTCAGAAGTGCGTCCTGTCTGATTCGACACCCAACCCACAAACCAAAACCAAACCCTCAAATACCTCACGTTATGACCTCCACACAGTACCGTCACGAAAACGTCCGCGAAGAGAGTAACATCTGGCCATCACCTTACACGGTCGGTTGGTTCAGATGGTCGAACGTCTGCGGTGAAGGTGAAGCTCCCTCATTCGAGGATGCGGTCCGCGAGGCCGAGGAAGCTCTCATCGGGTCAACCATGCTCGACATCTTCGACGAATGCGCTGACCAAGTTGAAGTGGTTCGAGATGCAGACTTCTCCACGTTTGAGGGGAGGGAATGCATTGAGGTGCGACTCTGGAGAGGATTCGACCTCACCGACGTTTCGGGCGAGGTCCACGGTCTGGAAATCGTGCTCGAGGGGAGCGACGAATACGGGCGAGTTTATACCCTCGCAAAACGCACTCCCGCACGCGAACTGATGGCGACCGTTGCAAAAGCAATGTTTCAAGCCGAGGCCGATGGCCTCTTTTACATCGACGACACGCCGCACACGCTCGAGCAGCTGGTGGACAAACTGAGCAAGTAATCAACCCAAACCACAACCACACCATGACCGACAAACAACTCTCACCAATGCTCTTCGCGATGGCCTCATTCGACGCCGTCGCAATCTCACAAACTGAAGTGCTCGGATTCCAGCTGGCATTGGGTGCTCTTTTGCTGGTGTCTTATGCGCTGGGCTTTCTAGCGGCATTTGGGGAACCAACGGAATAACCTATGGACATCAAATCAATCCTCCTACTCGTCTCAGAGAACCGAGAGCGCATCACAGAATCGCTCGACAAAGGCGAGCATCTGCTCATCAAGTCACATCTCCTCCACATCGGAATCTACCCCGGGGTTCGGTGTCGCAGATGCTCGGGACCTGTGCCGAAGGTGCAGGGGCGCAGACTCTGCACCAGCTGCTCTCCTGAGAAAAGGCGAAACCGCCGCCCCAACGTCATCGTATGATCATCGCAATCGACCCCGGGGTGAACGGTGGCATCGCGTGGCAGGACGCGGAAGGACCACGCGCGGTCAGGATGCCCGAGACCGACGGAGACATCATCATGACTCTTCGCAACCTACAGGCAGCAGGGGCGAAGACGGTGGTGATGGAACTCCCCGCGAAGGCCATCTTCGGCGCAGGGCACTCAAGCCTCGCCGTCCTTCACCGGAACGTCGGGTTCATTCAAGGAGTGGCCATGTCGCTGGGATTCGCGCTCCTTATGGTGCCGCCGAAGAAGTGGCAGAAGGTCATCGGATTTGCAAAGAGACCCGGCGAAGAGCAGCGGGTCTGGAAGAACAGGCTCAAGGAAGAGGCTCAACGCCGTTTTCCTTCGGTCAAAGTCACTTTGAACAACGCTGATGCGTTGCTCATCCTCGCCGCTCAGGTTGAGCGGTAACAACACAACCAACACAAACACAACAGAAAGAAATGGAGAAGACACTATCACTATTCACCAACGTATCGGACCCCGTAGGGGCCGCGATGCAGCTGGGCGAGGCATTCGCCGCATCGGGAATGTTCGGATGCACCAAACCCGCACAAGGGGCGATTCTGGCCTTGCAGTGCCTAACCTCTGGCCTGACCCCGTTTGAGGTTACCCAGACCTACCACCTGCTCGACGGCAAGCTGAGCATGAAAGCCGATGCTATGCTCGGGCGATTCGTCGCTGCCGGGGGCAAGGTCATCTGGGGCACTCGGACCTCCGAGCGGGTCAAAGCTCGGTGGATTTACCGCGACAACGACCTCGAGATGGAGGTCACGATGCAGGAGTTGGTCGCCTCGGGCGTTGCGCTCGGAAAGGGCGGTGAACTCAAGGACAACTACAAACGCCACCCTCGGCAAATGCTGACGGCGAGGTTGATCAGCGAGGCCGTGCGACTGCTCGCGCCAGACGTGGTCAGCGGAGTCTACACACCCGAAGAGGTGTCAGACTTCACCCCGGCACCAGTCGAACGAGTCGCCGCCGCACAGGTGGTCGCACCCGTGGCCGAGTTGCCGCCAGCAGACCCCGAGGAGGCCTTTCGCGAGGCACTCGGTGAGCATTACGAAGATGCACTGGGATTTTTCAAAACGGATGCACTCAGCGCACTCAACAAACGTACCCAAGTCGACATCCTCGCACGGACAACAGACCTAATCGCCAAACTCTAAGCCATGTTCAAAATCGATAGAAACGCACCCGCGCCGAGTGGGTATCTTAAGACACCGGGGATTTACAAGGGGACCATCTCCTTTCCTAAAGAACTTGAATGCACCCCGAAAGGGGAGACGAAAATCCGTCTCGAGTACGTCACCGAGTCTGGGGAGAAGGCTGGGGATGACTTCATCAACTCGGACCGAATGCACTGGAAACTCAACGTGCTGCTCGCCGCCGTTGACCCGCAAGGGACGAAGATTGCGGTCAAGGACGGTGCGGACTTCGACTTCAGCAAGGATCAGAACTTCATCAACTTCTTGCGGCAGTTCGATGGGCACGAACTACAGTTCGTCGGGTTCACCGAGACCTACCAAAAGAAGGACGGGAGCGAGGGCCAAGCGTACCGAGTGCGACCACTAGACCCGCGCAAGGGACGCAGCCAAATCCCTGACAAGGTCTTGCAGCAAATCAAGGCCGCTGAAATCGCCGCAGAAGGACCTGACGAAGTGCCGTTTTAACCTATGCAACCCCAACAACTGGACCAGCTGGTCCACAAGTCACAGGCAGTCGCACAACTCGCACGGGAGGCTGCGCGGGTTGAAGTAGAGGCCATGCTCCTCTCGACAAGGTTCCGCGATACACTCCGCGAAATCATTCGCGATGAGGCCACCGAGAACCGACCCAACGAAAGCCGCGCATCGATGGCCTTCGAGATTCGGTTCCTCAGACGCGAAATCGAGGCACTCACCAAGCAACTCGCAACCATCAACGCAGGGGAGGTGCTCGAATGAGTTACCAACACCAATACGATGTGCCGTTTTTGCGAATGACTCACTGCCGCACGCTTACTCGCGGATTCAATCGCATCAACGCCGATGTCCGAGACTGGCACTACTGGTGCGACCTCGACGGTTGGGACATCGGGAAGTGGATTGACTCGGTGTTGCGTGACGCGACGGCCATCGAGCAGAAGTTGCAGAATCCCGAGGTGACCGAACTGACCGAGAAGGCCATTCGCATCTTCTCGAAGGCTCGGTCCGAACGTGTGGACCCTGCCGAGTTTAACGGAGTCATCCAACGACTCGCGGAGGTGCTCAAATGACTGACCACGCCGTCATCGTGATGTATCTCACCGAAATCCTCGACGACATGGCCGACACTGCCATTTACACCGACGCGACGACGGGAGAGATGGGATCGCAACCGAACCGCGAGAAGGCGCAACTTCAGCGCATCATCAACGACTTCCGCGAGCGAAACCCGTGGACACTCGCCAAAGGCTATTGCACTCGGGCCGAACAACTCGCACTCAGGGTGCAGGAGTTGGAGGCCATGATTCCGCAAGCCTCGCAAGTGCTCCATCGACGGAACGCGGAACTTCAACGGCAACTCGACGCCTCACTCGTGCGGGAAGCTCAACTAGACCAACTCCTCAGCGGAAAATGAACACCCTCCACCGCCTCGGGGCCGGGCTAATCGCCGCCGCACTAGTGGCCGTGTTTGTCGGCCTCGTTGCGGTCGGAAACCGAAACAACAACAACCCCAACAAATGAACCTCCACACACCAACATCCACTCTGCACTGGCGAGATGCCAGTCTCGAGCTACCCAAACGCGACATCCCCGTCATCGTCGCCGTCGTCGAACGAGGTCGCGAGTTCTGCGCGATCAGTCACCGACTCAGTAAGGGCTGGGCAAACATCAAAGCACCCGCCGCCGTGGTCTACTGGGCCGCTCTTCCACCCCCACCCGCGATGCTCGAATGAGTCTCGAAACCATCTCCAACGGAATCCTCGCGGGTATGCTCCGAGGTATCGCGACGACGAAAGATGCACGCGCAGACCTCATCACCGAGGCCGCTCGACGCATCAGCCTCCTGCCGAGTCACGGGACGGTTGCACCGATACGCGATGAACTAATGGCCAATGGGTCGCCGTCCGAAATCATTGCTGAACTTGTCGCGGAGAACGTCAAACTCCGTCACCTCCTCAACGCGAAATGCTGACCCCATACGAACGGGCGAAAGCCTACGCCGCGAAGGTGCCGGGCGCGGTCAGCGGTCAGGGTGGTCACTCGACCACCTACGACCTCGCGAGAGTCTTGGTCAACGACTTCGCACTCCACCGGGCCGAAGCGATGGCCATCCTTAGCGAGTGGAATCTAACGTGCTCGCCGCCGTGGTCGCAGCGTGAGTTGGATCACAAGCTAAGTCAGGC